GAAGAAGGAATTGTTGGTGATGTATCATCTCATGAAGCCGAGTCAATAATAATTATAACTTTTAATGATGGTAATATAATTAATACTACTGAAGAACACCCATTTTATGTGAAAGAAAAAGGATGGGTAAAAGCATCTAAAATAGAAGTTAATGATATCTGTCAAGATATAAAAGGGGATGATATTATAGTTTCATCGATAACAACCGAAATAAAATTAACTACTGTATACTATTTATCAAGTGTTAGTAATAACCATAATTATTATGCTAATGGAATATTAGTTCATAATAAATCCAGTGCGCCAGTAGTTTATACTTATGCTCAAAGCCCAGTTTATGGTGGGGATTCACTCCCAGGTTCAATGCCTTCAATAAATGTAGAAGTTAATACTATTGCAAAACATCCTATTTATTTTGCTCATTTTAGAACATCTAAACAATCCAATGAATTATGGGGTAGTTATACTTTTAATATTGATCAACTTATTGAGTGTCCTTTAGATAGTGTGCAAGGGGAAAAAGCCCCAGAAAACCCAGTTGTAATTAAAGTTGATGGAAGTGGTGAAAATTTAACAGAAGTTAGAAGTACATTTGAAGTTGATAGAAAAGCATTAGTAGCCTATAACCAAGGAAAAATATCTAAATCAGGTTCTTCTGCTACTATTAATTATACTTCACTTAAAGTAGGAGAAAGTCAGATATATCAAGGATCAATGGAATATCAAAATATAATAACTAACCAAATTGAAAAAAATAACCATGCAACTACACAAAGTTTTGTAAGTTCAAGTTGGTCAAGGATGTATGGGCTTGCGGGGACAGCTATTAATACAATTACATTACCATCATCATCATATTATTTAACTGCTAGTGTACTATTTTCAACGGTCCAATCCCAATCTGCTTTTTCACTATTAACAGGAAGTACAGATTCTTCATTATATTTGATGGGAGCATCATTAATAATGTCATCAAGTTTCGGGGTTAGTGCAAGTGTAGATTTAGGAACATCAATATGTTATGCTGGTAGAGGATTAGCATTGGTTAATACTTTTAACCAATATGTTTCAAGAAGTATCTATTCTACAGCTTCTATAAGTGGGGTAGCTGTAGTCCTCCCGGGAATACCAAATAATATAAAAAATACAGGAGGATCTGCAGATACTATTCAATTAGTTAAAGAGCCATTTTTTGCAAATCCTTCTAATTATGTTTATGAAGATTTTCAACTTACTACTAATAACAGTGATGATAATGTTACAAATTTTGAAGATTTCCAACAACCTATATTATTTCAAGTAGGAGATGAAATCAGAGTAGATTACAACTCAGTAGGACCTAATTCTATTGTGGGTGGATTATACACTCAAACTTTTACTATTACAGATAATGGTCCAAATGATGAATATGAAAACTCTATATTCCCTCCAGATGGATATGGGGATACTATGAAATCATCAATGGTTTCGGTAAGAGGACCAAGTCTTGTAAGAATGACTGCATCTGCCCATACTTTTGATAAAGTAATGGTACACCCAGATCCAAGAACCTTAGATATTCCTATTCCATCAGGTCAAATTTTTAATTTTACTCTTAGAAGAAGAATTGAAGCTGATGATAGAGTAGTAATATACCAAACAGCCCCAACAGGCTCAGAAGGAGTTAAAACCCTATCACCATCAGGATATTTAATCCCTAATGATTTTTCAGCTCAGCAAAAAAGAAATGTACAAACTATAATAAATCAATTAAGTGCTAAAAATGCTTTCAGAGCCGATGAAGATAATGATACTAAAAAATATCCAATAGAGTAATATAACTTGGAATAAAAAACAAAAAAACGTATATTTATAATTAAAATAATATAACAAATGGGATATTTAAATAATCAGGTAGTAACAGTTGATGCTATCTTAACAACAAAAGGAAGAGAACTTTTAGCCAGAGGAGATGGTTCTTTTAACATCAGTTCATTTGCCTTATCAGATGATGAAATTGATTATACCTTATATAATCCAACCAACCCCTCAGGATCCGCCTATTATGGTGAAGCTATCCAAAACATGCCTTTATTAGAAGCATTTCCTGATGAGACTCAAATGATGAAATATAAGTTAGTAACTCTACCAAGAGACACAGCTAAAATGCCTGTAGTTACTGGTGGTGGAGTATCAGTTGTTGATCTTGCTCAAACAGGAACAACAACAATAAACCCTCAAACCTTTAATTATTTAGGTAATAACTCAGTTGTAGAATCATCAGGATATTTATTTACTGTAAGTGATGTAAGACAATTTGCTTCCAATGAAGGAGTTGTTGGTCAAGGTATTAGTACTGATGCAGCAAGTGCTTTAAATAATCAAAATATAATAACAAATGGTACTAATGTATCTAGAACTGTAATTGGTACTAGTTGTTTATTAACAGCAACGGGTGTTAATACTTTATATGGTCAAGGTGGAAATTCAGCTACTATTCTCTATAGTACCTTAACAATAATAGGAAGAGATTCAGGAGCAAGAGTTCAACTCCCAATACAAATCACTAGAACATAAATATAAAAAGATATGCCCAAAGAAAATCAAAACAACATAGCAACCTTTTCACCTATTTCATCTGAGGATTTAATTATAAGTAATGAAAATGTGACAAGTACAGTTTGGGAAAATAACCAACCTACATTAACAACATTTTATACATCCTCAGTACAAGTAGCTAGTGCAACAGGTCAATTTTACTATAATTTATATGGTACAGCAGCAGCAACAGGATCAGTTCAAACAGCTATAGCTTATTGTGATGCTGATGGTAGTGGTAGTTTGTTATACAACCCAAATGTTCCAATATTATCCCCAACAAGAACTAATTATGGCCAATATAGAAATTTAATTTTAGGAGATGAAGAAGCTTCATTTGTATTTGGTAACCAATCCTCATCTTATTTTTATGCTCTCCCTATTGAAAGATCAGGATATAAAGAAGAACTTCTACCTGGGGTTATGACATTTGCGATATCGGGTTCAACTCAAACTTTATATCTAACAGATGATAGTAAACAAGGAGGAGCAGCAGTATTCTCAGAAGCTGGAAGAGTTTATAATTTAGTATCAGGATCAGCAGGTGCTGTTAATACATCAGTAAATACAAATGGCTGGTCATTAGCATCAGGTTCATATGGATGGTTTTTACCAGACATTGCTACACTTATATTAAGTGGTGAGGCTTTAGATGGTAGATTTGTTGATGGAGGTATAAATTTAAGTACTGATAGGACTATAAATAACCAATCAAATAACCCAAACTTATTATTTGCAGCTATAAATATGGCATCTGCAGCTAGTGTACCCGGGTGGACTTTAAATTCAAACGAACAATTATCATCTGATTTTATTTTCTGTAGAGCAAGAAGTCAAAACTTTAATTATTCAACAAACCCATCATTTATATCAGGTTCAGATGGAGCTGTATTATACAATTCTTTTATTAATGACCCCCAAGTATATATTACTACAGTAGGTTTATATAACAATGATCAAGAATTAGTAGCGGTTGCTAAACTATCAAGACCATTGTTAAAAGACTTTACTAAAGAATTACTTGTAAGGATCAAGTTAGACTTCTAATGAATGAGTGCTTGGAAACAATTCACAACAAAGGACGTTACAATAACTCCTTTTACAGCAGATAAAGGCTTTACTTTTACAGGTAATTCCATTACAGGATCAGACGCTGGAATTAATATTTATGATGGTATAAATTGCAACTATACATCATCTTTAAATATTCAGACTGGTTTTGAATACTCTTCTTCCGTTAACTCAATATGGAATAGTGCAAAACAATTATATTATACAAATTATATATCTTCAAGTATAGGAGATATTGTAAATACAGGTAGTATACTTCCAGGGGTTAATAGAGAAGATGATAGATCTAATGGTAGTATCGAATCTCCTCTATATGATAATTATCTTCAATCATCATTACTTCAACAAAGATATTGGTCTACAGGAAGTGAAGAAAACCCCCCAATGTCACGAATTACTACACTCTCTATCCCCACTAAATTATATGGAGAGAAGATAATTCCAGGAACCTTTAGATTTTCAACAACTTCATCGATATTCCCAGCAGGAATACAACTAACAGATGATGGAGAAGGAAATATAATAAATGGATCAGACATATGTGGTCAAATATTTTATCCTCATGGTACTATTGTTTTAATTAGAAATAATACACAAACTATTGGTGAAGAAATAAATTCAAATGTTGGGCTATTAGGTGGAACAACTTTGGAGTTTTCATCATCCCTAACAATTTATGAACAACAATATAAATGTACGGTATTAGAAAATGAATTTGGATTTTCAACAAACCCCTCCCTTTTAACTTCATCAATAGCCGGGGCTTTAAATCAATCTTACTATCCCTTTGTAACAGGTTCATTTTTTGAACCTTATATTACATGCGTAGGATTATACAATGGAGCCCAAGAATTAGTAGCAGTAGGAAAATTATCATTCCCACTCCCAGTATCTCAATTTACAGATACTACGGTTGTTGTAAATTTTGATATATGATAAATTGGACATATTTAAACCAAGAAATGTTAAACATTTCAGATTTCCCAGATGAAACCTATGGTTTTGTATATAGAATAATACACATAGATTCCCAAAAATCTTACATAGGTAAAAAAATATTACAAAATACATCTAAAGTAAAACTAGGAAAAAAAGAATTAGCAGAATATGCTGGTGTTGTGGGCCGTAGACCTTCATTTAAATTAGCAATTAAAGAATCAAATTGGAAATCATATTGGGGTTCAAATAAACATCTAAAAGAATTATATAAAACGGAGCCTAAAGAAAATTTCGAACGTCAAATTCTTATATGCGCTCCAACTAAAAAACTTTTAACCTACTATGAAGTTAAATATCAAATGGTTTATCAAGTTTTAGAAAATCCCGATGAATTTTTTAATGATAATATCCTAGGAAAGTTTTTTACAAAAGATTTCAACTAACCGTTGATACCCAAATTTAGTTTTGTATATTACAACTCATGATTAATGAACTGTTAGTAAGTTTAGTGAATTCTGTTATAGGAACAGGTAAACGGACAGCTAGAGGCAACCAAGCCCATAACTGTCCGTATTGTAATCACCATAAACCTAAATTAGAAATTAATTTTTCTGAAAATAAAAAAGGATATAATCCCTGGCATTGTTGGGTTTGTAATAAAAAAGGAACTAGAATTTCATCTTTATTTAAACAAGTTAGAGCCTCTCCTGAAAAATTTACAGAGTTATATAAATTAATAGGAAATGAAAAGGAACGTAAAACTGTAGTAAATACTGAATTATTAAAACTTCCTAAAGAATATAAATCCTTTAAAAACATAACACCCTCAGATATTGAAGGGAGACAAGCAGCTTATTATTTAAAAAGTAGAGGTATTACAAAGGATGATATTGAAAAATACAATATAGGATATTGCACATCCGGAAGATATTCAAAAATGATTATTATACCCTCTTATGATGATATAGGAAATCTAAATTATTTTACAGGCAGATCTTTTGAAAAAGAACCATACATTAAATATCGTAATCCTGAAACATCACGTGATATTATCCCATTTGAATTGTTTATAAATTGGAAATTACCATTAATATTATGCGAAGGCCCATTTGATGCCATAGCCATTAAAAGAAATGCTATACCGTTATTAGGCAACAATATACAGTCTAATTTAATGAAAAAAATAATAAAATCAACTGTTGAAAAAATATACATAGCATTAGATAATGATGCATTAAAAAAATCTTTAAAATTTTCAGAAAGATTTATTAATGAAGGCAAGGAAGTTCACCTTATTGAACTTGAAGGGAAAGACCCTAGCGAAATGGGATTTACTCATTTTACCAACTTAATTCAAAAATCCATTCCTCTAACAGAATACGCCTTAATGGAAAAAAAATTATCGTTAGTATGAGTAAAAAAACAATTAAAAAATCCTATAATAGAATTTTAAAAATTTCTGAAGATGCTAAACAAATTACATTACCTGATTCTAGATATTATAGAAGAAATGGTAAGTATTATCCTTCTATAACTTATGTTTTAAGTTATTACCCAAAAGGTAAATTTTTCCAAGATTGGTTAAAAAAAGTAGGATATAGTGCCGATTGGATTGTAAAAAAAGCAGGTGAAGAAGGTACTAAAGTACATGAAATGTGTGAAGATTACCTTAATGGTAAAGAATTAAATTTTTTACAAAACGGAACCCCTATGTACAACCCAGATGTTTGGCAAATGTTTTTACGTTTTGTTGATTGGTGGGAAACCTATAACCCGACATTAATAGAAACAGAAGTACATTTATTTTCAGATGAAATTAAAGTAGCAGGTACTTGTGATATGATATGTGAAATTGATGGTGAATTATGGATTGTTGATTTTAAAACATCAAACCATTTACAAACTACATATGATTTACAAACTGCTATTTATGGTAAATGTTATGAAGAATGTTATGGTAAAAAACCAGATCGTTATGGTATATTGTGGTTAAAATCATCAAAAAGAGGACCTAAAGAAGGTACAATACAAGGTAAAGGATGGGAAATGTATGAATCTAAACGTTCACAAGAAGAAAATATAGACATATTTAATACTGTTAAAAAATTATTTGACCTAGAAAACCCACGTCACAAACCAGTATTTACTGAATTTAGAACGCAAGCTAAAAGAAAATTGTGATATTTATAACAAAATATCCAATTTATGATTTCATTAATTCAATTATTAAAAGAAGCAGTTGCTGAACCTAAAGCAATTATATTAGCAGGAGCTCCAGGAGCAGGTAAAGGGTATATTTTACGTGGTTTAGATTTAGCGGGTTTAAAGATATTAAATGTAGATGATATCTATGTTCCAATGTTGCAAAAAGCTAATGTAACTTTAGATTTAAAAAATGCTACTCCTGAAGAAAGAAGTGAGCAAGCTAAACAAATGGCAGCTGCTAATAAACAATTTAAGGGTGATGTAGAAGCTACTATTGAAGGAAAAGAATCATTTATTTTAGATGGTACAGGAGCTTCATATAATCAAACAGCAAAATTAAAAAATGAATTAGAAGAAGCGGGATATAAAGTAATGATGCTTTATGTTTATACTGATTTAGAACGTTCATTAACTCAAAATCAAGATAGATATGAAAAATCAGAAGGTAAAGATAGGAGTTTAGCACCTGCTATTGTGATGCGTACTTGGAAAGATGTAACAGATAATTTACCTAAATATGCTGATTTATTTGGTAATAATTTCATAGCAGTAGCTAATACATTAGATAATAGAATGGAAGATATAGAAAAAATTATTAAAAAATATCTAACTCCCTTTAAACCAACAGGAACTAAACCTAAAACACCGGCTCAACAAAAACGATCTGATGAAAGAAAAGCTAAAGATAAAGAAGAAATTCAAACTATGTTAAGTGATGATTTTATATATGATGTAATTGAATATACTATGTCTAAAGAAGAGGCACAAATGAGAATAGAAAAATTCTTAAATTCATGAGTAAAGTAATAGCAGCATACGGAGGTGGTTTTAAACCACCTACTAAAGGTCATTTAGAGGTAGTAAAAAAAGCATTAAAATCTCTCCCTGAAATAGATGAATTTATTATCTATGTTGGAAGTAAGGAAAGAAATGGGGTAAGTCAAGCTGAAGCTATTTTAATTTGGGATATATTTAAAAAATATTTACCCATGAAAGTTAAGATTGAGCCTGCTGAATCACCAATTGGTGATATTATTCGTTTAGGGAAAAATAATCCTGAAGATGAGGTTTATTTTATTATAGGAGGAAGAGAAGGAAGAGATGATGATTTAGAAGATATTGAAAATAGAACTAAAAATATAGAATCAGCTTACCCTAATATGAAAGTAAAAGTACAAATTACTCAAGATAAAGGTATGAGTGGTACCAATGCTAGAAAAGCAGCCAAAGTATCATCCTAT